AGGGATCAATTACAACAGACATTTCTGCTGGAATAACATCAGGAGCTACAACAGGAACTATTTTTGCTGGCAGAACTAGAGTTAGAAGTATGACTGGAGTCGCTGGTGGCGGAGCAGGACGTGTTTATATTAAAAATAGTTCAGCAACATCAGGTCAAAACAGATTAATTTTAGATGTAGATAGCGGATCAACAATCGACCCATATATTGCCGATGACGGAATTTTATGTGAAGATGGAGCTTATTTCGCTTATGATGGAACTGCAGTAGTAGGATTATCTATACAGTTCGACGGGTAGGAGGTTAGATGGCTAACACGACTTCTGGCTCTTATGTTTTTGACAAAAACCTAAGCATTGACGAAATTATAGAAGATGCATACGAACGTATTGGTATTCAAGGTACGTCTGGCTATCAACTTAAAACTGCCAAAAGATCATTAAATATTTTATTTTCCGAATGGGGTAATAGAGGACTTCATTTTTGGGAAGTTAAAAATCAAAATGTTGCATTAGTAGATGGCCAAGCTGTTTACACTTTTTATCGTTCACCATCTGATGGTGCATCAAGTGGTATTAGTACAACTTTATCTGCAGGTATAAATGCAACAGTTGCAACTATTGGTGTTGCTTCAGTTACAGGTATGCCAACAACTGGTGGTATAATTACTATTGGAACAGAACAAATTACTTATACAGGAATTTCAAGTTTAAATTTAACAGGATGCACAAGAGGTGTTAACGGAAGCACAGCAGCTACTCATAGTACAAGTGATGCAGTTTTACAATTTCCTATTGGAATGACAGACATTCAAGAAGCAGACTATAGAGTAAAATCAACTTCAGTGGATACTCCAATGACAAAAATTAGTAGATCACAATATCAAGGTTTTTCTAATAAAACTGATAAAGGTTTACCTACACAATATTGGGTACAAAGATTTGTAGATAAAGTTACAATGACTTTATATTTAACCCCAGGTGCAGCTCAGGATGGAAACTATATTAATTTTTATTATACAAAAAGAATTGATGATGTGGGTGCATATACAAATGCAACTGATGTACCGTACAGATTTGTTCCATGTATGATTGCAGGACTATCTTATTATCTTGCAGTTAAATATGCTCCACAAAGAGTACAAGAATTAAAATTATTATACGAAGATGAATTGTTAAGAGCTGAAGATGAAGATGGTTCTTCTAACTCTACATACATTTCACCTAAAATTTATTATCCGGGGATTGGTTAATGACTACTTTTTCACAAGGTAAATATGCTTTAGCAATATCTGATAGGTCGGGAATGGCATTTCCATATAATGAAATGGTTAGAGAGTGGAATGGTGCCCTGGTCCATGTTTCAGAATACGAGCCTAAACAACCACAGTTAGATCCAAAACCTACAAGTGCAGATCCACAAGCTTTACAAAGAGCGAGACCTGCTAGAACAGAATTTAGTACACAAGATTTTTTACCTTTAGATCCTTTTACAACTGCAGGAACTACAACTTTAACGGTTTCGTTTCCTTCTGGTGCATTACAAGTTGATGATGTTTTAAGATTTACAAATATTAAAGAACCTGTAGGTGGTGTATCAATTGCAAGACTTAAATTACAGACAACTTTAAATGGTAATATTACTGATACCGCTACTACTATAACTTTAACTGATGGATCTAATTTTCCTACGTCTGGATTTATTATGATTAAAAAAATTAATAGTGTTTCAGGTTTATATGAAAACGAGGTTATTGAATATACTGGTAGATCAAGCAATAATTTAACTGGTTGTGTAAGAGGAAAATCTGCTCCTTATAGAGGAATTACTCCTCCTGCATCAACAGCAAGCTCACATGATTCAGGGGCTACTGTATTTGGGTCGTTTAAGGTTGCTTCTTTAATTGGAACAAGTTATGTTAACGATGCTAACACAACAGTTACGGATTATAATAGTTTTACATTAACATTACCAAGTGCTGCTAGTGGTAGCGCAACAGGTGGAGGATTTAATTGTGTAATTAGTCCTCTTAATATAGAGAGTTTATAATGTCAGGATTAAGTGCATCAGGATTAAGAACACAGATTAGAAGCTACACTGAAGTAGATGACGGTGTATTAACTGATGCTGTTTTAGAAAATATTATTTTAAATGCTCAACAAAGAATCTTTATGGACCTACCAATGGATTCTGATCGGCATGTTCAAGAAGGTACATTAGCTGCAAATGACAATACAATTAATGCTCCGGCAGGCTGTATGTTTATTAGAGGAATAGAAGTATTTAATTCAACAGCTAATACAGAAGGAAATGGAACTTGGTTAGAGAAAAAAGACCAAACATACTTATCAGAGTTTGTAGATAGAAAATTTGGACCCGAAGGAACTATTCAAGCACCGACAGATACTACCAATTCAGTTACAGGTTTTCCTAAATATTATGCTATGTTTGGTGGTGCTACGGGGTTATCTGACACTACTTCAGGAGGGATGTATATAGCTCCAACACCTGATGCAAATTATAAATTTAGGGTATATTATAATAAAATACCAGTGTTATTAGAGGGTAGTAACACAAACTATATTAGTTTAAATTTCCCACAAGGTCTTCTGTATTGTTGTTTGGCTGAGACTTATGCGTTCTTAAAAGGCCCAACGGATATGTTGACATTATACGAACAAAAGTATAAAAATGCTATACAACAGTTTGCAGGAATGCAGCTAGGAAGACGAAGACGAGACGATTACACTGACGGTACAGTTAGAATACCAGTTAAGTCACCGTCTCCATAATGAGGAGAAAATTTTATGGCTAACACATCAGCAATTTGTAACTCTTTCAAACAAGAGGTATTAGTAGCAACACACAATTTTACAGCTTCGACTGGAAATACTTTTAAATTAGCTTTATTTGATTCAGATGCAACTTTAGGTGCAAGCACAACAGCTTATGCTACTTCGGAAGAAATAACTGGAACTGGTTATACAGCTGGTGGAAAAACTATTACAAGTGTAACACCTGTCTTAGACTCTGCAACAGCGGTGTGTGATTTTGGGGACGTTTCTTGGACGTCTGCAACATTTACTGCTAATGCATGTTTAATTTATAATTCTAGCGCATCAAACAAAGCAGTTTGTTCTGTAGCTTTTGGAGGAGACAAGTCTGTTTCTTCTGGAACTTTTACAATTCAATTTCCTGCCGCAGCAGCTACAACAGCTATAGTTCGTATAGCATAAGGAGGCAATCCTTATGGCCATTGCTCAAACGTTCACCGTAACGGTAGCAGGAGGTAAGTACTACATTGATGGTGTTCAACAAGACACCGTAATGATCGGAGCAGGTCTTACTTATAAGTTTGACCAATCAGATAGTAGTAACGAAAACCACCCACTTAGATTTTCAAGCGACAGCGGAAACTCAACTCCTTACACTGAGGGTGTAACTGCAGTTGGAACACCTGGTAATTCGGGAGCATACACAGAAATACAAGTTCAAAATGGTGCGCCTTCAACATTATATTATTATTGTACTAATCACTCTGGTATGGGCGGCGAAGCCAATACTGATGGATGGGGTCGTTCTTATTGGGGACAAGCTGATTGGGGAGATACAAATATAGTTGTACAAGGATGGGGTCGTCTTGGATGGGGATCACAAGCTTATGGTGACGCGCCAGTTGTAGCTCTTTCTGGTTTATCAGCTACATCCGCAGTTGGTGCACCAACAGTAGAAGTTAGACCTGGTTGGGGTACTCTTGATTGGGGTGAAAATGGTTGGGGTAGTGTTGAAGAAGGAATTGAAAATTTAATTGGTATTGGAGCAACATCTAGTGTTGGATCACTTACACTTGAAATAGGTGTACCATTAACAGGTGTATCTGCAACAGCATCAGTTCCAGATCAATTAGATATTCCACAATTAATTACAGGTGTATCAGCCACAGCTTCAGAAGGTCAATTAAATATTAGTGATGGTTCTGATCATGTTCAAGGTTTAGCAACTTTAGTAGCAACAACTTCGGTTGGATCAATTTTACCTGCTGATATAATTGGACTTAGCGGAGTATCTGCAACCGCTTCAGTAGGTCCAAATCTTCAAGTTAATGATACTATAGTTTTAGACCTTACTGGTCTTTGTGCTGGAGCAACTTCAAGTGTAGGAGCAATAGTTCCAGATGGAATGGCTTTAGGTATTTCTGGTGTTTCTTGTACTTCTTCTGTAGGCTCAATTACCCCTGCAGATGTACTAGGATTGACAGGAGTTTCCCCTTCT